GTTCCACCATTGGCAATAGGCAATATTCCGGTTACACCCGTTGTTAAAGGCAAACCAGTTGCACTAGTTAATGTTCCTGATGATGGTGTTCCTAATGCTCCACCATTGACTACAAAAGCACCGGCTGTTCCTACGTTTACACCTAATGCAGTAGCTACGCCAGTTCCAAGGCCTGTAATTGATCCTACGGCTGGCGTTATAGTGGTATTTCCGGCTAATGTAAGTTGGCCTTGGGCATTTACAGTAAATGTACCTACTTGAGTTGCAGAACCGTATGCGGCCGCAGTAACGGCAGTATTGGTAATGCTAAATTGAAAGCCAGTTAAAGTTAAACCAGTTCCAGCAGTATAAGTAGCTGAAGTAGTAAATTGTGACCAATTAATGGCAGTTACGCCTAATGTTCCCCCTGGTACTGCGGTACAAAACCATGCAGAACCAGCCTGTGTACCATATTCAATAAAGCAAATTGCTGATACAAATTCTTGCCAAGCATCAGCATCTAATGAACGTGTCCAAGCAGTTGCAGAAGCTAAATAAATACCGTTATTAGCGGCAGTTGATTGATTCTTAACTAATACTCTATCGCCAGCAAGGGTTGTGTATCCATCAATTGTTTGTAGTCCTGACAACGTAATGTTTGTCAAAGTTGCTACAGCACAAGGTTGTTTCCAGCTAATGCCAGCGGCATAAGATTGCAAAGCCAACAAGTTAACAATATCAGTAGCCGCGGTTGGCTGGGTAGAAATCGTACCAGTTGTTGTAGCAATATTAGTAAATACACCCGTTGACGGACTTGTATTGCCAATAGGTGAACTATTTAACGTACTGCTTGTAATGGTTAACCCTGATTGAATAGGATTAGCCGTTGCGTAAAACGGAACACCTTGGCCAATAAAGGTATTAAAAGACCCATCTAAATTGAAGTAAGCTTGAACTGGTAATAAATTCTGAACCGCAGAATTAGATGGGTTGGTCATACTTTTCCTTTAAGACTGATCACCTACTGGTGTTACATAAAGACTTCCGGATGTTCCAATTGCACTAATTGAAAATACTGGTGGCACGGCAATAACCATTGGCATTTGCATATTAATGCCTAATACTATTTGGTTAGTTGTGCCTGAAGCGGCAGTTGCCGCACCAGCCGTACCAACTCCACCCACTACTGGAACAATATTAATTGTCACAATATTGGCCGTAGGATTCAAAAATGCACAATAGTCCATTTGATTGTTTCCTGAAGCACTAATAGTAGTTGCAGTTGATGCAGTACCCGAAATTCCTATAACAGTTGTAGGGCCAACATAACGTAAAACGTTAGTATTTGACATAATTACACCGCCGTTGCTGGGGCTGGGCCTTCTAAACGAACAACTTCAATTGTGTAAACACCTGATACTGGCGTTTTGTCAGTAGCGGCGGCATTTGTAAATTGAATAGTAATTGAGTTTGCGGCCGCATCAGATTCGGCAATTGTAATGCCGGTTGTTTGATTACCAGCAACACCCCAAACTTGCACTAAATCAGTTGCCAATAAACCAGGTAAGCTAAATGATTGTGATGAAGTAGTAGCAGTAGTAACGGCACTTGGTGTCAATGTAAGTTGAACATAAAACGTTTCGTGGGAATTGCCACGTGTAACGGTAGTAGATGACATGATGATTTCCTTTAAATGAGGATGATTAATTATAAGCGTAAAAAGGAAAAAAACCACCCTTTATGGGGGTGGCTTCTTTCACTATTTCCTATTCCCTATTAAGGTAGGAAAGTTAAGTCGTAACCGTAAACAAATACGTCCATAGTGGCGGCCGCACCTTGTGCAGTACCAACGTTGATGTATAAGTTTTGACCGGTTTGTGCCGCAGTTGAAGCAACAGTACGTTGGCTTACAACAGTTGATGCACTTAAAGCTGACAATGCGGCGTTAGCTACGATTCCTGTACCACCAGCAGATGGTGCAGTAAACAAGCCAGCGGCGGCACTAGATAAGCTTACCGATGCGTTAGTAAAAATAACGTTTGAAACTGAATAGCTACCAGTATTTTGAATTGGTAATACGGTATCGCCAGTTGCGTTTACGTTAACACCCTGATAAGAAGCCAACAAACGAATAGCTTGGTTGGTACCTAGTTGATATGGGTGATTTGATACGGTTGTTGCTGGGCCTGGATTTGCCATGATTTTATTTCCTTAAATTTAGTGTTTAAAAATGGGGGTTTTTACGCCCCCTATTTCATTACGATGCTACGCGGCAAGCCAATTCAGGGTACAAAGGAGCCCAGCCATACAGAACATCCAAACGAGTAGGAATACTATCGTTGTTGATGGTGTATTGACGAACTACACGGATTGACAAACCAAGTTCTTTATCAGAAGCACGGCCAGCAAAATGAACGCCTTCAGGCAATTCCAAGTCAGCACAAGCCAATGTAAACGCATTGCGGTGCATCAAAATGTTTTGTGGTGAAGTTATACCAGTATTGTTAAATGGTGTAACTGTTTGTGAACCACTTGATGTAACGCTTACGTTTTGGAACTGACCAGCAGTAATTACGGCTGGAACAACGGTAACAGTAGCTGTACCGCCTGAACCAATTGCAGTTGTAGATTGAACTACAAAGTTACGCAATTTGCCATAAGACTGACGGTTTTGTGGGTTAACTGCATAAACGCCAGCGATTGTGAATGTATCGCCTTGGTTTAATGTAGCCGCCGCAGAAGTTGCGCCAATTGTGATATTGCTTGAATAAGCCCAACCACTTGTCAAGAAGCCAGTTGCAGTTGTTACGTTGCATGACAAAGTAGCAGAAGAATAAGAACCGAAAGTTTGTGACACAACGTTTTGGTCCATATACCAATTCATACCACCGGAATCGCGCCCCATAAGGCCTTTGGTGTATTGGCTAGAAATCTGTTCAGTTGGAACAAACAAACCTTTTAAGCTATCAACGATAGTTGAAGAAGTAAATGGCTCAATTGTTACAGAACGGCGGCCATCACGTGGTGCGCCTTCAGAATCAAGATAAGCGGCCGCAGTCAGGTAAGTAATCAAACCAGTTGGTGCAGTACCAGCAGTACCAACAATGTTAGCTGTGTTGTTTTTAGCAACTAGCAAACCATCACGGTCCATTTTGTTAGCAACAGTAGCAATAGCTGGCTTTAGGATACGGTCCGAGAACATATCTAAAGACAATGCCAAATCTTGTGTTGTGAACTGGGTTGAAACTTGGAACTGGGTTGACAATGTAACTGGTACAGAAGTTTCGTTGAAATCTTCAACAACTAACTGTGGGCCAGTAGCACCGATGAAACGGCCAGGACGGCGAACGTTAACAGTTTGACCAATCTTTGCGCCAACAACGGCAAATTGATCATCATAGTTACGGTCAACTTGACCAGTAAATGTTAGTTCGTTTTCGAGGACCATAAGGGCCTCGTTGGTGATCTTGCTAATGGTTAATAAATTATTACTCATTTTAAATGCTCCAAAATTAAATTAGGTTTTACCTTATCTAATCTTCCCAGCTTGTCTAGCGGCTTTCCATTGTTGGTAGGACATATCGTTACCATCCATACCTACATCGGCTACACCGCTACTTGACCTTAAAGGACGAATAGGTTCAGGTGCTTTAGACTTCGCCGCAACAGTTTTCTTTTCCGCTTTTACTGGTTCTTCAGTCTTTTCAAACCTAGCTTCCAGTTTCCCAATTAGTTTTAAAGCACTAGCAGTAGTCATAGTGGAAAGCTTTTCAGCCATTTCGTCATCACTTGCTAGTTCATATAGGATTCTTGGCCCTACATCACTTTCAAGGATCGCATCACGTACTGTGTCGTTTACCGTCACGGTGCTAGATGCCACCATATCTTCATAATCAGGTAATTCAGCAATTGTTGTTTCTAGCTTTTGTTGCCAGGTCTTTATGACCGTTTCACGTTTAGCTTCAACTTCTTTTTGCTTAATTTCCTGTTCACGCTTTGCTAACGCTTGTTCCGCTGACCATTGCGCTAATGATTCTGCATATTCAAAAGCATCTTTAAAATCATCCGGTGATGGCTTTCGATTGCTTTCAGGTTCCTTTTGTGGTTCCTTAAAACTTTCACGTGCCGCCAAACGATCTTCAAGTTCTTTTACTTTTGCTTCAGCTTCTTTTCGTTGCCTGGTCAGTTCAGAAAATCGCTTTTCTAACTTTGGGTTTTGCTTCTTTTCATCTGTTCCGGTCGCTTCATCTTCCGCTAATTTTGGTTCACTCTGTCCTTCTTTAGCCGCTGGCTCTACTGGAGTTTCCTCTACAGTAGCCGCAGTTGGGCTTTCTTCGGAAGCTAAACCTAACTTATTAGCATTGTATTCAGCTAAATTTTCACTTGTTACTATCGAACTAGCCTGTTTAGGTTGTTCAATTATTTCTTGTGCTTCTGACATGGTTATTATCCCAAGAATTAACCCTATGAAAACACCATAGGTAGTGTTGTAAAGCCATCTTAATACTATATCTAGTGTTTTGCAACTACATCATTTGTTGTGGTGGTTGCCCTTGTTGCTGTTGTGGCGGCGGTGGAATCATTGCGGCCATATTATCTTCAATGCTTTGTGCCGCTTTGTTCATGTAACCGCCTTGCTCTTGATTACGGGAAGCAATTTCAGCTTCTAAACGGGCAGTATCCATGTGGCCAAGTATCAACTTCATCAACGCATCAATTTCAGTCTTGTTTTGGCTGGTTACAGAACGGGTATTTTGGTCATGTAACTTAACTTCTGCGGCCAATACAGCACGGCGATCTTCACCTACTTGACGTACTTGTTCAACGTCTTGACGGTTTTTAATCATCATTTGCAATGCTTGGATTTGCTGGGCCATTTGTTGCATTTGTTGCTGGCTTTGTGCCAATTGCATCTGAACTTGTGGTGGAACTTCTGATTTTTCATCAATTTGGGCTAATGGATTGACTGAAGCTAGGCGGTCAGCAATGATTTCTGCTCCTGGAAAATCCATATTTCTAAAGATTAAATCACCGGCTTGGTTCATTAAATTAGGATCAGCGGCCAATAAAGTCATCATGGAATCTACAGCTTCTTGGCGTTTAGTGTTGTATCCAGGGCCAGTTTCCATTACTACGTCATATTCACCAATGGTTACATCATTAAGCACCATTTCAATGCCGTTTTGGTCTTGCTGGCCTGTTTTCTGATTAATTGTAATTAATTCAGGTTTGCCATCATCCCCAATGATCCGCATAACGCGTTCTTGGCTATAAATTTTAGGAATTAAATCAAGAATAATACGTCCAGTATGGGCAATTGAACGGGTCAAATTGTCGTAATAATGGAAGTTGGTCATATCAATTTGTTGTTGCTGACCTTGCAATGCCTTGCCGCTAATGTTGCCTGATGGCAATTGATTAGGATCAACGATGCCTACTACGGCTTGTAAATCTTGGGTGATTGATGCAGAAGCGGCCATAATAGCGGCTGGTGGTTGCTCCGGTGTTTGGCGAATTGGGGGTGGTGCTGGCTGGCCATTGATGTCAGTCATCTTGTAACGCAAATAAGCATAGGACGTATTGTTAGCCCCAGCCCATTCCGCTTCGTGTCCTTCATCTTGGCCTTCTGCCATGATCCATTTAGCACGGGGCGCGAGGGCCACCGATTCAGTCATAGATGTTTGCCAAAAGTTATACATACGTTGTGGGTCTTTAGCCATACGAACTAGGCCAAACTTTTTGCGTTTGTTATCTACTACGCATTGTTGGCCATAAGTTGGCACAACTGGGATGAATTTGCCAGCCCAAGTGCCTTCTTCTAGCACTTCCATAGCGGTTACTTTGCACCATTTAATTTGCTTTTTAAAGGTTTTGCGGCGGCTTACTTCATAAATGCCAGCCATATCCATGACACCAGCATCAGGCAATTCATCTTCATAAGCAGTAGTGCCATCAGATAAAAGAACTAAATGGGTGCTGATAATACGACTATAAAAGTATTCGGCAATGCGAATATCGTGCTTTGTTACCCATTCTGTATTGCTATCACCAGTTCCACGGGCAGAAAAACTACCGCCATCATCGGCATCAGGGTACATTTTTCTAAAGTTTTCTTTAGACATTACTATGGTAATTAGGCATTTTTCAGCATCAGAACCATCCGGTGCTACTGAATTGGGGTCAAAGTAAACGGTGAATGGATTGTCAATGGGCTTAATGTAAATTTCTTGATCAAAACTATCGGGTCGTACATAGTCAGTAGTAACGCGCCAATAACCCCAACCCATACGAACGGCGAAATCGAAAGCCGTGTCATAAGCATGGTCAGCATTTGAATTGACTTCAACGTGGCGGCATATTCCAGTAATAATTTCAGCCATCTTGGCATCAGTTTCATTATTCATCCCTTGGCACTTAATACGTGGGCGTTGCTGGCGTTGCTGATTGGTTATTTGGCGGCAGTAGGCATCTACTTTATTGATGGTCAAGCATGGACGCGCTTCTAATGTACGGCTATTTTGAATTTCTACTGGCCATTGATCACCAGCGGCAAACTTTACGTCATCAAGGGCTTCTGCCCGGTTAGTAGTATCTGCTTCGGCCGCTTGACGTAAGAATTCAATTGCTTCGGATATTCGGGCATCGCCGTCTGTATCACCGTAATATTTTTTTTCTTCGTAATAATCAGCCATATTTATTCCTTGGTTTTTGCATATTTACGTCTATTTGCAAGATTTTCTGATCTGGTGCATTGGCGTAAATTTTCAATCTTGTTATTAACAACGTTTCTATCAATATGATCTATTTCCAAAGGAATAAATCCATGAAACATTTTAAAGATAATTTGATGATTTAGCAGTCTTTTTCTATTAAAACAAGTTTGCAGATAGCCATCTTTAACTAATCTTCCAGCTTTTGTGCCAGGTTTAACGGGGCTAGTTTTAGCTGGTTTTTTCCAAAGCAATACACCTTCAACATAATCAAAATATTCATGCAACATTTCTTTAGTTACTTCTGTATGTC